GAATTTTGCATTCATGCATTTCATAGTGCAAGAGGAGTCGTATACAGAACAGAGGGAAGTCTACCATCCGGTATGATCGGGACCACTGCTATCAACAGCGGAGTTAATCTCGTTGCTTTCTTTTACGCTTGGCGTAGGATTTACCCCCTTGCTTCTGTTGGCGATTTTCTCCAGAACGTCCGCACCCTAACACATGGTGACGATGTCATGTTTTCAGTTTCATCGGCCTTTCCAGGATTCACATCCAGAAATATCGGAACCATGCTTGCCGAAGTGGGGATGATTTTCACCCCCGCCGCCAAGGACGGAGTCGAGACTCATGCCCGACCTATCGAAGAGGTCACTTTTCTTAAGCGCGGATTTAAGCGCATGATGGGCGTCTACCGAGCTCCTCTTGCCACCGCCTCTTCACTGGAGATGTGCAATTGGGTTACCAAATCGCGAGATCCCGTAATGGCCACCATCGACAATGTCACAACCGCCATGCGTGAATTAGCTATTTCCGAACCCGACACGATCCTCCAACAACAACTCCAAGCCGCAGTAATGCGCAACACTGGACGAATAGTCCCTATCATCTCTCCTACAGAGATGTGTAGATCTTTCTTTTCTTCCTTCTAACCTTTCATATAATGATCCTACATGTTATAGTTTCTTATCTTCTACGAAATATGTATTGCAGTATGAATTATAAACAAAATAGATTAACTTACCAATTTCATGGCTGTATTTGGTATGATTAGACAGCTTTCAATTATCAAGAACTATTAGAACAACTTAAAATCAATTATTCAGATATACAATCCAGACAAACAGGGTCTGTGGCTTCAATGCCAACAGCCGGTGAAGTCAATTCCCAAGTCGAAGACCCAGTGGGTTTAACCACTTATGTCGACGCCGAGGATAAAATTGCCGACACTGCTGTAGCATCTTTAACCACCGATTCTGCAGCTCTTTTAGCAGATGATCTTTCCGCAGAGAGTATTAGTCAAGTCGTTTGTCGACCAGCATTTATGAATAATATAACATGGTCTTCAACCGATGCGGCTGATTCTGTTCTAGCATCCTATGACCTTCCGCAAGCTCTTCCAGCGTATTCAGCAATTAAGAAATGTAAACTTCAATATAAC